TTGCAGTTACTGCTGCTTTCAATTTTTTAAAGAGTGCAGGAACACTTGTTCAGTTACAAGCAGGGCAAGCCGCTTACGCTGCTGCGACTGGTACAAATTTTAAACGACTTGCTAAAGATATTCAAGAAGCAACAGATTCTCAAATATCTTTCAGAGACGCAGCTCAAGCGGGGGCTATAGGTACGGCTGCAGGTCTATCAACATCTCAGCTAACTCAGCTTGGCTCAGCCGCAAAAGATGTAAGTGCGGTATTAGGAAGAGATGTAACAGACTCTTTTAATCGATTGGTTAGAGGTGTTACAAAAGCAGAGCCAGAACTATTAGATGAACTTGGCATTATTCTTAGACTAAAAACAGCCACCGAAGATTACAAGCAGGCTTTAAATATTACAGGAGAGTTGACGGCTTTTCAGAAAACTCAGGCAGTTACAGCGGATGCTCTAGGCCAAGTAGAAGAAAAATACTCAAGACTTTTAGAGGCCACTGGAACTACTAGCAATGAATTTGCAAAGTTAGCTGTATCCTTTGAAACAATAGTTGAGAAGGCCCAAGTATTCTTAGCAAAAGGTCTAGCACCTCTTGCATCTTTTTTAGCAGAATTTCCTGCATTAATTATAGCAGCTTTTTTACCGTTTGCAGGCAGGGTTCTTTCTACTGCTATTCCTGGAGTAAAAAAGTTTGGGGACGCTTTAAATGACACGTCCGAAAAGTATAAAGGAGTAGCAGACGAAGCTAAAAAAGCTTCAAAGCGGGCGGAGACTGCATTAAAAAAACAAACAGTAACAACTAAAAAAGAAGTAAGAGCACAAGCTCAAGCTCTTCAACAGTACTATAAAGGAAATGATAAGCTTTTATTAACCAGAGCCGCAAAAGGAGAGCAGCTAGATAAAAAAAAGATTGATAGCTTAAAAAGACGCCTAAAAAAAGAAGGTACTCTTTATAAAATCTCTAATAAACAAGCAATTGCAGAGTTAAAACTTACCTTAGCTAACATGGAAAAACTGAATCAGCAAACTGTAACTCGTATGGGCATAATTTGGGCAAGACTTCCTGCAACTGTAGCGGCAACAGGCGCGGGAATGGTTGCGGGGTTTGCTGGAGCAATGGCTACAATGTCTGCAATAGCGGCAAAAACAAGTGCGCTTCTTTTGACATTATTTAGTTGGGCGGGCTGGGTAGTTTTAATAGGGGCTATAATCGGGGTAGTTTATGCGTTTTTAAGAACAGAAAAACAGCTTACAAAAGCAGAGAAAGCTTTTCAAGCCTTTCAGAATAAAGTTAATGATGCCAGAGAATCTTCTGACGAGTTCATTACAACTCAAAATATTATGAATGATAGCTTAGAAAGAGGGAATAGCGCTTTAGCCGCTTTCGGAAATAGACTATCTAACATAGGTACAAAAGAGTTAAGTGAGCAATTAAATAAAATTATAGACCCTGAATCAATTGATAAAAGAATAGAACAAGCCCTAGCAGCGATAGATAAATATAGAAAAGGCCTGGACGACAGTGCGAAAGATCTACAAAACGCTATAGATGACCCTACTGCTGGCGCCGGCTATAACTTCTCCTCCCTCTTCGTCAGCAACGATAAATATAGAAAAGGTCTAAAAGAAGAATTATCTGAGTTACAGGAAGAAATAGAGTCCTCGGGACTATTTAAATTAGCGGAAGACAAAAGCTTAAGCGCTGGTGATTTTTTTACTACAGAAATGGAAGAAACCCTAAGTTATTTAGGGCTTGTAAAAAAGGATGTCGAAGGAATAAACAATGAGAGATTTAAAGAAAATAAAGTAGTAAAAGAGTTATTAAAATCGCTGGAGAGTATAGACGAGGGTAACCTAAGAGAAATAGAAGACATACAGACAAAAATTAGACTTACAAAGGAGCTAGGGAGCGCTATAGATCAGCAAGCTGCTCTTCAAAAAGATAATACAAAACAAGCAGATTCTATGCTTAAATCTTTAGTAAAAATGGGGGAGGAAGACACCCTTATACAAAATCTATACAAAGAGCTTTCTCTAACTGCAAAAATACAAGAGACAAATAAAGAGTTATTAGAAAAAGAGAAAGATCGTGCAGAGGTAATTGAAATTCAATTAAATCTTTTTAAGTCTATTGCAGACACGCAGCACAATATTGAAATGGCTTCAAAAAAGCTGAGCATATTCGAGGAAAAAGCTCTTAGAGGAAAAACCTCTCTTATCAAAAAAGAAATAAAGCTACGGGTAAACTTAGCAAGAAATGCTTTAGCTATAGTAGATGCCGAGCAAAAAATTGCACAGGCTCAAGAAGCAGGTAGAAAGAGTAGGCAAGAGTTTCTAAAGATTCAAACAAAGAGGGGCGAAGATCGTTTCGCAGACGACCAAGAAGAAGCAAACTTCCGTAGCCTAGAGCAAGCAAACATAGCTAGAGATAGAGGCTTAGAACAAGCACGGGAAGACCTTTCTTTAGCAAAAGAAAAAGAAAAAAGCTTGCAGAGGCAGTTAGACTATACAAGCCAAATTATAGACACAGCATCTCAAGCATTTGAGTCTAACTTAAGAGGCGCAATTAATGCGCTTATAACAAATCAAGAAAGCAGCTTAAAAGACTCTCTTTTAAATATAGCCAAGGGGGTAATGACTAGTGTTGCAGGAACTGTTTCTGACCAGTTAACAAAGTCTGCGTTAGACTTTTTAAAGATAGGCGGAAAGAAGACCCCCGAAGAAAAAATTGTAGACGCACTTGACAATACAGGGTCAAAAGTTGAGATAGCCTTAAAAACGGGAGGGGACTATATAGCAGGTAAAATACGGGAAGCTTTAGGAACAGCCGATATACCAATTATTGACAAATCAACTCAAGCAAAAGTGCCGCAGGTACCAATAGGGCCCTCTACTGAGGACAAACCAACTCAAGAAAAAGTGCTGGAGGTACCAAAAGGGCCCTCTGTTGAAAAACCCCTAAACTCTGGGCAGGGTTTCTTTGTAAATCCCAAAGATATGCCGAAACATATGATAGCCGGCTCACAGTTTGAGGGGGTTTCTACAAAGACAGAACCGAGTATATTTCAACCGCTTAAAGATTTATTCTCAAAAGATGCACCTTTTTTACAGAAAATTGGTGATATTTTTAGTAGTTTTAAAGATGGTTTTGCCTCTATTTTTAAAGGGCTATTTAGCGGAGAAGGAGGAATTGGCTCTCTTTTAGGCTCTCTTGGAAGCGGTATAAGGGGTCTTTTACCTTTCGCAAGCGGAGGAATTATTCAAGGAGGTATGAAAGCTTATTCTTCCGGAGGAGTTGTAAGCAAGCCTACTCTAGGGCTTATTGGAGAGGGTAGACATAACGAAGCCGTGGTGCCTTTACCAAATGGAAAAGAAATTCCTGTAAATCTAGGTTCTACGGGTGGTGCGGGTACAAATAATGTAGCTGTAAATATAAGTATGGAAGGGGGCCAAGCAACTACGGAAGGTGGTTCGCAAAATATCTCAGAATTTGGAAATGTTATTGCAAGCCTCGTTCAAAGAGAGCTAGCGGACCAAACAAGACCCGGAGGTTTATTAGCAAAATGACAAATATAGTAGACGATTCAGGAAGTGCTTATACTGTCGATAGAAGTGCATCAGAGAGTTCAAAACCGCGTATTCGAAGTTTTTCTTTTGGAGACGGATACGAGCAACGCATAGCCGATGGTATAAATACTCTAGGGCAAACTTTTTCTATATCTTTTAAAAATAGAAGCCTAACAGAGGCAAATGCTATAGTAGACTTTTTCGAAAGTAAAAATGCAGTTACGCCTTTTGCTTATTCGCCACCTGGGTTTGCCTCAGCAACTACGGGCACTCAATTTACAGCAAATAATACTATTACAGGAACCGGACTCTCGGGTTTAGGAGATGATGGCTGGATTTTGGTAGTAGGAAGCACCTCTAATGATAAAGGGTACTCTATAGATAGCACCGGAACTAATACTGCAACAGCATTAACTACCTACGACCCTCAAGTAACTTCCGCAACTGAAAGTTTTACGGTATTAAAAGCATTGGGGGTAATATGTGAACAGTGGAGTATTTCTCACCCCCAACCCAATATAGCAACTGTTACAGCAAAACTAAAAAGAGTATATGAGCCATGAGCATAGGAGCAGATCTACAGACCTTAAACTCGGGGAACTCCCCTTATGTAGAGCTATTTGAAATTCAAGTAGCAGAGTCAACTTACATTTACATAACTAACTACTTAGAAGATATCGGACCTTTTACAGATACTTCTACTAATTTAATTCAGTTTAGGGATTATGATAATCCCAGCGTAATAAGAACATACTATCCAGTGCCTAGTTCTTTGGAGGGTATAGAGCACAAATCAGAGGGTCAATTTCCCCAACCAACCCTTACGATAGCAAATATTTTAAGAAGCTCGGGCAACGATAGTTTTTCCGGATTACTAGGAAGTTTGTCTTATGAAGATATTTTAGGGTTTAAAGTAATACGTAGAAGAACTTTAAAAAAGTATTTACATGGCGAAAGCGGAGATGCAAATCCCCCAGTAGAATTGCCCAGAGATGTTTTTTACTTAGATAGAATAGAGGACGAAACCCCAGACAGGGTAGTGTTTACTACAGTCCTTCCTATAGATTTTACAGGAGTAACTTTACCTAAAAGAAATATCATTGGAAATAGGTGCCCCTGGGTGTATCAAGGAGCTTCAAGAAATAAGAATGAGTGGGAAAAAGTTGGTGGATGTAGTTGGATGGAAAACTCAAGTATTATTATCGGAGACAACTATGCCTATGTTTATGTGAATGAGGATGATGAATATTTAATAGACTCTACAACAACTTTTACTCTTTATTCTTCTGGATCCGTAGATAAGTTTTCTTTTTACAAAGTAGTAAAGTCTGGTTTAACTAAAATAAGTGAGACGGGGACTTTATCTACAGCAACTGACTATGACTACTGGCAAAATTTAACGGGAGTAGACACAACTCCTTCTGAGTTATCTCCTAATTGGAGACGGGTTCGTATTTATACACAATTTACTGGGTCTCCTACCGTAAACGTGTATACTGATTCCTCTTATAATAGCTACTTTAGAACGGGAACTACCCCAAATTATACAATATGGAAAGCAGTTAGCCGTAGTCAACAATCTGCGGCTGCTCCTACTGAAACGGGGGTTCTCTGGGAAAGAGGAGACAAATGTGGTAAACGAATAGACTCATGTAAAGCCAGATTTGAAGCTCGTGCAATAGTAACTTTAGCTGTTGCAGCAACTACCAACCTAAACGTAGGTAATACTATACTAGGAGATACTTCTGAAAGCTCTGCAAGAGTTGAAAAAATAACGGGAACTACTTTGCATCTTACCGGATGTACAGGAGACTTTATTAGTGGGGAAACTATTCGAAGTAATGATAATACTCTTGAATATGTCAGTACTGCTCAAGGAGCTATTGTTACAACTCCGGGATTTTTAAACAATCTTGCTCCTCGAGTTATGCCTTTTGGCAGCTTTCCCACTGCGAGGGTTTTTCAGTGATAGACGAAATTTTGCTTCATGTAGAAAAAGAGTATCCTAAAGAGGCGTGCGGCCTTATAGTTTTCGATGGCAAAGAAGAAATATGGATTCCCTGTAAAAATGTATCAGAGTTTCCTGAAGAAGAATTTTTATTTGATCAACGAGAGTTTATTAACGCTCAAATACACTATGATATACTAAAAATAGTGCATAGTCACTCAGACTCTAGTGCGGACCCAAGTCCTCATGATAAGTCGGCTTGTAAAGCTATTAAAATACCTTATCTTATTATTGGATGGCCCGAAGGGGATATTAGAGAGATTTTACCAAATGAATAGAAACGTACACCTTCTTGGAGAGTTAGATCAATTTGGAAGTAATTGGCAGATGGAGGCGGCATCTATCTCAGATATTATTCGTCTCATAGACTGTCAGGCAGACGGATTTAGAAAATTTTTAATTGATTCAGCTGAATCAGGGCTGGATTTAGCTATAGTAGGAAAAGATTTTTTAGTAACAGAGCCTGAAGAACTACTTTTTAATAATTTAGGATCAGAAGAGTTATACATAAGTCTAATTCCTGCAGGCTCAAGAAAAGGGTGGGGTAGAATATTACTGGGCGCAGTGCTAATAGCTTTATCTTTGGCTGTACCTATTCCTGGGGCGCAGGCGGCCGGATTTAAAGCAGCCCAAGCTCTCTCTAGCACTCTTTTAAGTGTAGGGTTAAGTATAGGGCTTCAAGGACTTACTCAGTTGCTTGCTAAAGCTCCCGATGCAAATGATGAAAAAACAAAAAGCGGGCTTTTTGATGGTCCCGAGTCTACTTTAAAGCAAGGACAGCCTGTTCCAATTCTTTACGGACAGCTACTAATAGGAGGAGCCCCTATTCATGTTAATTTAACAACGGCCTCAAGCAACCCCTCAGCGAGTGGGTACGGTACCCCCACCCCTTCAGGTGAGTCACTATTCAATAACAATCAAGTAGATACGGACTTTAGTAATATAGATACTGTTCCCGATATTTTTCATCATGATACTTTTAGATTCCCTACATTCCCCGACAGAGAAGAGCCTGAGACAGGCCCGTATATTATAGGAAATTAACTATGCCCTCTCAAATTCAAGTTGCTACTATTATAGATTTACTATCAGAAGGCCCGATAGAGGGCATAGTTAATGGTTCTGCCGGAGTATTCCTAAATGGAACTCCTATACTAGATTCCGAGGATACTAAAAGTTTGGGAACTATCAGAGGTAAACTTACTACTGATAGTAACACGGCTAATACTTACACATTTAATCCAAGCCCTTCTTTTGACTTAAACGAGTTAGATTTTACACAAGGAGAAAGATTTGTAGCATCTCTTCAAGCTATTTCAATAAGTAACGCTTACATTAAAGCAAGAAAGCATCCTAAAGTCTTAATGACTCCAAATACTACGTGGCAAGCCACAGATATAGGCAGAACTATAACTTTAGTATCAGGAGAAAATGGTGCAGTTGAATTCTTTCAAATAGAAAGAATAGGTAAAGACTCTTCGGGAAGCGATAGTAGAATAGTACTAAGCAAGGCATCACGAGGCCCTTATGGCTCTTCTAACACTCGCAACTGCTATCTTTCTGAAGTTAGAAAAATACAGTCGGTGTCGTCCGCAAGCTCTTTATTACTAAGTTCTGATTTTACTAGTACTCTTAATAATGCTTCTGCTTTAATTTTGCCCTTAAACTCTTCATCGGTCGATACACAAACTTCTTCTCTTCAAAATTTTGAAAGCGCTAAAATTGTTGCTCGTACCGGAGAAAGAAACCAAGCCCCATTTGATACTACTTTTGGGGGAGGGCAAACATCCTTCGCCACCACTTTTAATACCGAGATCAAACAGACTACTAGATCTGGAACTTTAGCGGATGGCAGCAGCTATGATACAGGGAATTTAGCGGATGCTATAGTAAAAGATGCTATAGGAGACATGAGCATTGGGTCTCCAGATACTATAGATAAGGTAAAAATTAATATTCAATTTCCATCTCTTACTACCTATTCTAAATCCGGAGCGGAATATGATGCAGGAGCAGAGTTTCAAATATATCTTGAGTACAAGAGAGGGGCAATTTGGTATAACTCAGATGGCACAGTAGCTTCTCAAGCTAGTTCAAAACCTGTATTTGGACTTAGTGACGACGAAATAAATAGTAGAAGTGGTAGAGTCCTTGACGATAGTACCCCTCGAGAGGAGCAAATAGACAAATTTGCTCTTCAGCCCACGTATATGAATAATGGAATAGTTAGAGGTTTTTTTAAAACTGAGTTTATAAAAGAGTTTGTTATAGACCTAGAGCAATTTAAACCTTTCTCTAACTTTCGTATAAGAATAGAAAGAGTAACAGCAGTAAATGATGCTATAAGAGACTTATCCAGAACTCAAAATGCTAGCTTTTTACAAGCAATTTTTGCCTTTAGTAACGATAAATTAAATTTTTCTAATACAGCGGTAGCCGGCATTAAAGTAAGCTCTTCAGATTTTGAGAATATTCCTAAACGAAGTTACTTAGCTGAGGGATTAAAGATTCAAGTCCCTACAAATTATTTTACCGCAAAAGAAGCAGGCGGAGTAGCAAAGTATACTAGAAATACCTCTACAGGAGCCGATACTTCGTCAGAAGTATTATGGGATGGAAGATTTAGGGGAGATATAGCAGACCCGTTATGGAGAACTAATAAATCCCACGAAAATTATAGAAAAGTATACTGTAATAATCCTGCCTGGGTTTATTATGATATACTAACTAATAATAGGTACGGGCTGGGGGAGTACGTTTCTGCACAAAACATAAATAAGTATGATTTATATAGAATTGCTAGATATTGTGACGAGCTTGTTCCAGACGGAAAAGGAGGGCAGGAGCCTAGATTTAGCTGTAATTTATATTTAAAGTCTAAGCAAGAAGCCTTCAAAGTAATAAACGACTTAGCAAGTGTTTTTAGATCTATAGTTAAATGGAGTGCGGGAGAATTAAGCGCTTCTCAGGATGCTCCCAAATCTCCTATATATACTTTTGCTAGCTCAAATGTTCTTGGAGGAAATTTTTCTTATGAGTCTACTTCAAAAAGACTTAGAATAAATCAAGTAGCAATAACTTGGAATAATCCTGAAAAATTCTATAAGCAAGATGTAGCTTATGTAGAAGATGGAGAATCAATACTTAAAGAAGGAAAAATTATTAAAAAAGACTTAGTTGCGGTTGGGTGTACTTCCGAAGGACAGGCAACTAGGTTAGGTAAATGGATACTTTTAACAGAGCGATTAGAATCAGAACTTATTAAGTTTAAAACAGGAATAAACGGGGCTTTTGTTAGGCCGGGTGACCTTATTTATGTACAAGACTTTAATAGAACTAATTCTATAGCTTCTGGTAGGCTTGCTAAGTCGGGATCGCATACAACTACTACTGTATATTTAGATAGAAGCGTTCCTCTAGAGCAGGATACTTATGAGCTTCATGCAACTTTTTCAGAATCGTCTGCGTATTTACAACAAGATTCCGCCCAAATAAATAGTACTTTATACGTTAGAGGGGACCAAATAAAACAGGCTAGAATAGCGGGACAAGGTACGTCGTATACAAATATTAACAGCAAAGAAACCGCTTCTAATGCTGTTGATGACAGTGGGGTGTTTATACAGCTTCAATGGAGCGAGGAAATCTCTGTAGAATCTAGAAGTTTTACAAGCCTTTCTAACCAAACAACGTCTTCAATAACAGTAGACAGCGCTTTTTCTTTCGTTCCCTCGTCTGAAACTGTTTTTACAATAACGAACACGTCTGACTCAAATACTGCAAAAGGTGCTAAAAAATATAGAGTTTTAAACATTGTCGAAAACGACGATAAAACTTTAGATATTTCGGGACATCTTTACTTAGAAGATAAGTTTTCTGCCATCGATAAGGGGTACGTAATAGAAAGCTCTGAGTTTACACCTTTGCCCACTTTTGACAATAAAAAAGTACCTTCTCCCGAAAACGTATCTTTGTCTTTAAAAAGAGCCACTGACGGGGAGTACGAAAGCACTACGGTATTAAATTCATACGTAGCAGATATATCATGGGGGCACCCCAAAGTTTTAAACTCTGACGAAAACTACCAATATGTAGATTACTACGAAATAAAGCACCCTTATACAGCTTCGGGATTTTCGGAAATTAAAAGAGGGACTAAGTCTACTTCAATATCTTTTACTGAGTTTGTTTCTCCTAAAGAAGCGGCAATATTTGTAAGAACTGTAAGTATACTAGGAAGAAGGTCGCCATGGTCTAGAATAATAAAAAACTACTCTGAAAACTTTTCTTCTAGCCTAGTGAAGTCTTCAGAAATTTTAGGAGTTTCTTTAGGGGGCTCTATAGACACTTCCTTAAGTTTGGATACGTCTAATGGACAACTTTCTTTTGAGGATGCAAATTTTAACATAGTGTCCCCTCAAGGGGTAGTTACTAGTTTAAGCTCAGTAACCAGTTTAGATGCCGGGACTTTATCCGATGGAGAGGCAGCTTATATAGCCTTTGATGCATCGGCAAACTCTTTAGTACTTTTAGACATAGAAACAGACTCTACCGTACAAGATCCTTCTACTTCTGTCCCTTTAAATGAGCAGTATTGGAGGGTTTTTGGACAATCCTCTGGATTAGCGGACACGAATGTAAATACTTCTTCTGCAGTAAATATAGTTTCTAATAATAGGGCTGTATTTACAAACACTTTTACAACTTCATCAGATGCAACTACTCAGTTTAGTTTTGGGGATTTAATAAAGTTAGGTTCAGGAACTGGGGCCTGGTATGGTACCGTGGAAGAACTAACTTCGACGTCAATTACTACTCGTCAATATATAAATAGAGCTGTATCTTCTGGTACGGATATTTATAAACAGTCTTTTAGAATTAATCTTTTCTTAGACTTTATAGTAGCTAAAATCTCTAAGACTTCTGGCGTATACTCTTTAGAGACTTTTGCTACTACTCAAGGCGCCACAGGACCCACAGGAGCCTCAGGGGTCGGAGGTAAGGGTGTTAAACTAACTTCTGACAGATACGCAGTAAAGTTTAATGGTGCTGGGAATATTGTAGATAATAGTTCAATAACTCTTTCCGCAGATGCACAGGGATTTGATACTAATCCTCCAGTTTATTATAGATTTTTGCAAGATGGTACGGAACGAAGAGGCTGGAGCCAAACTCCCACGTATTCGTTTGGTATTACTCAATTTCCCAGCGCTGCAGGCTCTGACACGTGGAAAGTAGAAGCTGCAAACGGCACTGCAGGACCTACAGCCCCTACAGCGTCAGAAGCTTTTGATACTATAAGCATTTTCGGAGTACAGGAAGGTTCGGATTCTGTAATAGGCTATCTAACCAATTCAGCACATGTAGAATCGGCCGCAAGCGATGGTACATTAAATAATAACTTAACAGATGCCGGAGGAACATTTAGAGCTTATATAGGGGCCACAGAAGTTAATAATACCTCAAATATAACTTTTAGACTAAATGGCGGCGGTACTACATCAACTTTAAATGGATTAAAAATCACAATAGATGCAAATACAGGTGCATACACGCTTACGGAGGATAGCGCTTGGACAAGCTCTCAAGAAACCTTCTTATTAGAAGCAGTTATTAATAGCCCTAGCGTTACATTGCAGCAGCAATACACCATTTCTAAGTCAGTAGATGGGTCAACAGGCCAGAGTGGAAGAACTGTTAATTTATATAAACTAAATGATTCTACTCTTTCTGATAATACTCAAGGCACTTTTTCTGATCCTAAGAGTGGTGTGGAAACTGGGTGGGACTATTCTGTCCCAGCTATTACTACTGCAGGAGATAAAATTTACGTAATAACAAGAACCTTTACGTCAGACGGCCAAACTCCCCAAGACAACGCATGGTCCGGTCCAAATTTATATAGCGAAGTCGAAGCAAGTAGATTTACCACAATTTTTAGGTTAAATAGTAATAGTATAAATAACAGTTCGGGTTCTTTCAGTGATCCCCTGAGCGGTAATACTTCTTGGCAATATTCCGTACCCTCTTTATCGACTAATGGTGACATTGTTTATGCGTCTAGTAGATACTTTACGGGGTCTGGCGATGGGCAAGATTCTAGTTGGTCTACTCCAGTAATATATTCCCAGAGAACAGATGGGGCCGACGGAGCCGACGGAGCCGACGGAGCCGACGGAGCTACCGGAGCTACCGGAGCTGCTGGAGACGACGGACTAAGAACTATTCAGGGCTACTTGTATTATGAAAAAACAACTACAGGAGCTCCCTCAGCACCTACAGGAGCTACTTACACATTTGGTACAGGGATTAATGACGCCGGTACTACAAATGTTTGGAAAAACTCTCCAAATACTCAGGATGCTACGTCCTCCAACACTTTTTATACCGTAAGATATTATGGCACGGAAGCATCGGCAGGCTCTACCACAATTACCACTTCATATAGTAGTGTTGTACAACAAACTTCCTTTACAGGAGTAGTTACTTTTAGTGGCGGAACAACTCTTACCGACGGGTCTAGTACTATAGACCCTCTTGAATCGTCTGATTTAGGGCCCAGTGGTACTACCACAATTGATGGGGGCAGAATTACTACAGGCTCTATACAAAGTGCGAATTATGTAGATAATGGAAGTAGTGATTTTTCTACTTCTGGTTCTAAGTTTGATTTATCGAATAATGTTGTAGAAACAAAATATTTCTACAGTAAGGACGCCGGTGCGGGGTTTGCTGGTACCGTAACTATTGGAGGAACGGATCTTACCGTAGATAATACTCTTAATGAAAATACCACGCCCGACGACGTAGGTCTAGAGACTTTAACATTAATAGCAAGCGGCGGTAAAACGCTCACATTTACAGGAAATAGAATATCAGTTAGCGGCGGGACTGCGGGCCAATGGGACACGGACGCAGTTTCAAAAAATGGTTTTAATACTGCTTTTGTTTCGTTTAAAGTAACGAATGCTTTTAAAGCTTTTTCTATGGGATTAGATAGTGCCCCCGATGCAAGTGATCATTTTAATAGTATTGACTATGCTTGGTATATAAGTAGTACCGCCAGTATTCTAAAAGATGGAAATCTTTCACAACCACTAAAAACGAATATATCTTTTTCAGTAGGGGATATTTTTAGTCTAACATTTGACGGTTTTGCTTTTAGATTTTATAAAAACGGCACTTTAGAGCATACAGAAACACACCCATCCGCTACTACCCCTCTATACCTTGACTCGAGCTTTTTCTCCACGAATTTTAATGTAGACGCAGTTCAGTTTGGTCCTCTTGGATACAGCGATTACGGTGCAGCGGGGTCTCCCGTACCAGGAATTAACTGGGGTGGGGGAAGCTGGAACATACAAGTAATACCAAACTCTAATAATGGTACTCCTGACACTGATGCCGGTGAGATATATCTAACAGCAGGTACTTATGTCCTACCCGACAATACTACAAGAACTCTGTTTACTGCTGCTCAAATTCAAACTCCTTTTGAGGGCACTGTTAGGCCGAATGATAGCGGAGGCACCGATAATGTTTTTTACGCAATCTGGGGAGCCTCTACACCTGACACTCGATTCGGCTCGAAAGTGTGGGGTAATCCGGCTGCGGAGACTGCGGGTCTTTTTGCAGCAGTATACAATCGAGAAAGTAAAAAGTGGTATGCAGTTTCTAATGATAATAGTTCTGTAGAGTTTACTCCGGCCGCCACAGACTATGTAATTGTTACGGGGGTTAAAACTTCGACTTCGGGAGGATTAGATCGCGTTACACCTACTGTTGCTTTAGCAACAAATAACGGAAGCACTATAGACTCTTCTGGAGATATCTCAGGAGCGATAACAATGCTGGGTTCAGGAACTATTACCGCA